CTGCAGATATCAATGGGTCTATTTTGGGATTGACCATTGGGAATTTTAATCCCAAATTAGACCCATGGATACCTTCTGGAGAGATGTACGCGACCTTGGCGCGACTATCGGCGTCAAAGAAGAGACGTCACGCAAATGGCAAACCAAAAGGTTCGTTCCACCGAAGTGGCACCGTCAGCTGTTGGATGCCGCTTTGGAGCAGGGAACAGACATATCGTGGAATGATTTGTTGAATCCGCCGGAGGAAAGGCGGGGCGAATGATGCAAGCTAGTGAAAGGGAAATTTCTAGGGCGGTCGTAAATGAACTTGTTGGCTTTCATCGTCTTAAAAAACTTTCTTATTTTGTAAATTTAGAAGGCGCGAAAAGAACCAGGCAACAGCAAATTTCTGCCAAACGACACGGCATGCGAGCCGGCCGGCCTGATATCGAGATCTTTTTGCCTAACGGAAAAACCGTACTGATTGAACTGAAAACGCTGAAAAACGGAAGGCTTTCACCAGCACAAAAGGAAACACACGAAGAACTCTCACAATTAAATCATGATGTGAGAACCATATATGCACCAGATATTGAGTCTGCAATTGATTCGATACACAAAATATTGTGTGAGTACGGGGTGACGTTATGAACTGTCGACTATGTAATGGAAAAGCAACGATTTACCGGCCGGTCAAAAAAATCACCAAAGAAATCACCCGAATGATCGACGGAATGGAAACCACTGAAACACTGACAACAGAATCGGGGGGTTGGGATGCATGTCCTGAATGTGCGTCCTGGGCGGAGAATGAATTCCGCTCTGTTCACGGTCACCCACGAGCAAAAATAAGGAGGATAATATGAGTCATGATGCTACTAATTGGGCCATCCAGGTCCGCGGCTTAAAGCCAGCTGCTAAAATAGTGCTTTGGCATTTGGCAGATTTCTACAACCCCGAGAACGGGTGTTTCCCCTCTCAGGAGCGTCTTGCCTATGATTGCGAGATGAGCCGAGCCGCTCTCAATGTGCAATTAAAGATTCTGGAAGATTTCGGCATTATTAGCCGGAAAAAACGCTTCAATGAATACACAAAACAGCAAAAAAGCACATTTTATACGCTGCATTTCCACATAACCCGTGTCCAGAATCTAGACACGGCACCCGTGTCCAGAAATGAGCCAATCCCGTGTCCAGATTTGCATGAATCCCGTGTCCAGAATCTGGACACTAACCCTGTAATAGAACCAGTAATAGAACCAGTAATGCCGGAGGCGGCGCCGCCGCCAGAAGATCTTGATGTGATTTTATATCGAGAAGGAAAAGCCCTCCTTGGCAGGAACCAAGGAGGGCAGATCACCAAACTTAAAAGCTTGATGGGGGTAGGGAATGCCCTGCAAGCAATACGGATCGCAAAGGGAAAAGAAAATGCCACCGAATACATCGCAGGGATCATCCACAATGAAACAGCTGGCAAGCGTAGTCAATCTACCCGAACAATCGAAGCAGCGGCAAAAATCGCAGACGCCATCATTGCCGAAAGAGAGGCGACTGGAATCCATTACTGATTTTCAGGCCGTCGAAGAGGTTCTTCGCACATCAATTTCGCCGCTCGTGGCTGTCGCTTTGAAGCCAGTGGTCAGTTCCAATTACGAGATCATCAGGTATGAAATCACGGATGTGCTGCCGGAGGGCCAGCGCCAGGAGGCAATCCAGCTTTTGAATGAAGCGCTCCTTCCTTGCCCAAAGGAAGTCGCAATGAAGGCCATGCATGCCTTGAAGGTCAGGACGGCCAACACGCCAGCTGAACGCGAAATCGCTGAAGAGCGTATAGGCGTTTACCTTGCCGACATCATTGCCTATCCGCAGGATGTGGTGGTGTCTGCCTGCCGCTCGATTGCCAATGAATCAAAATGGTTCCCCGCCTGGGCGGAACTTCGCAAAGAGCTTGAATGGAGGGTGAACAAGCGCAGAAAGGCTTTGAAGGCCCTCAATGCGTCTTAAAACAAAGCGTCGCAAGCAGCGAATAAAAGCCCGTCAAATGCGAAAAGAGGTCGTCTTGCCGACACCAGAGCGCATGGCAAAAGGTGATGTTGTGCGTCTTGCTAGTGGCCAGGTCAAATGCAGAAACGCAACCTTCCTTGATATGATCATCGAAAAAGATGTGTTTTTTGACGAGCTTGACGCCGAAGATCTATATTTTGCGCTTGCATTTATGATGGATCTTACTGAAAGATCAGGTCTGTTTGCTTCGGCAACCGGCAACATATCGGAGTTCAGTTTTATTACAGGGCAAGCTGACCCCGATATGTCTGCTGCTGATGAGTGGCGATATATTATGAGATCCCTGTCATACGATGCTCGCAAAATCATTGAAAATTTATTGACTGGTACAGGATTTTATAGTGCGAGTGAGATTTATTCGCACATTAGACATATTCGGGAATTGGCGAGGATTGTGGAGAATTTTAGGTTTAGTAAAATTAATTTGACAAAATATTAAAGATAGATAAAAATGGAAACTGCAGGGGCTGGATAGGTGCGTCTAAAATCTATCCGGCTCTGATTGATTAAGGTTTTTGATTGTGACTAAGGATATAAATCAAGTTTCGATAGTTGGAAATTTAACCGAAGACCCAGAGATAATTAACAACAGATCAAAGAATTTCGTTTTCTTAAGGGTAGCAACAGGGCGTTTTAATTCTCGTGATTATCAATCACATGAGTATCAAGATCTTTCAGAAGATTCACAAAACAAAAAAGACACTACAATTCATGATGTTCGCATTTATGTAGAACACATTGCCGAAATGGCTAGTGAATTACGCAAAGGTGATCGTGTTGTTATTTTTGGTGAAATGAGAAATAGCAGGGACGGCAGCTATATAATTTTGTTGGCGCCTAATGCTCGTTTTTACAAAGTCGGCTAAATGAAAGAATATAAAAGAAAAGCATCCGCCAAATCCGCGTCTATCGGGCATAAGATATTTGAGATGCGCAAAAAAGAAGGCGTAACCAGGGAACAGTTCGCCCGTAAGCTCGGCGTCCACCCGGTCACTCTTTTTCAATGGGAAAAAGGATATAATCTAATAGGAGTTTGCAAATTTTTTGAGGCTTGCGAAAAGCTTGGCGTTTCAGCGGATTATTTTTTTAATGAGTGAATAATATTTAGGGTTTTGTCCTGGTGATCAATATGCTCGCAAATATTAGCTTTAGTTATTATTTGGAAAATTTGTCCATCAGCTTATTGGTGATGAACGTAATTGCCGGGTTTTATTACGTCATGGTGCGATTTGTTGAGTGGCACACTCTAGGCGATGCCAATCTTATGGAGCGACAGGGAACTGTTTTTTTGGTTTTCTGCTCAACTATTTCATTGATTCACGCTCTTGAGGTTGACCAGGGCAACAATTTCCTAGGATGGTTGATCGTTATGGGAACGCAAATCCTTATTGGGGTTTCCTTTGCGCTCATTGCAAACAGATTTTATCGCTAAAAAAATTGTATCCAATGGACATTGTAAAAGACATCAGGCCCACGGGCATTTGGATTAGCCTTGCTGCATCTCTCATCATGTTTTCCGGAGTCTTATATTTTGAATGGCAGGAAGTGCAAGATTCCCACCACGCTTCTGAAGCTTTATCGAAAGTCCATAGAGCGCATAAATGATCTTTAACTATGAACCATATCAATCCATCGGGGATCGACTGAAGCTGCTTCGCACAGTTAAGAACTACGATTCAGATATCGTAGCTGCTACCATCGAGATCCCGCACAAAATCTACCTGGCTGTCGAAAAGAACAAAGCAGAACCTGATTTCCATACGATCAGGCGATTGATGCAGCTTTACGGATGCACATCAGATTACATCATTTACGGAATCATGCTTGGATTGCGTGAAAAGCTCTTCCAGGAACTGAGCGACCACACCCGCGCTAATATCAACGCAGCTGATGCTCCAAATATTTTGGCTCGTTACGATAAATGGTGGATTAATTGAAGGAAGTTCAAGTTTTCAAAAAACGATCGTTTTTTAGACACTCATTATAGAGCAGACAAAACAAGTGTCCGAAAATAAACGCCTACAAAATATGGAAGTCTCTATTAAAAATGGGCATCAAACAGCAGTTCACATGGATGGTCGAATTCGCAGTACAGAAAAAAGAATTGATGAATTGGAGTCCAAACTGCAAAGCTTGAACCAGAATATAGTTTGGAAATGCTATGGAGCTTTAATGGCGTCCATCGCGGTTACTGTGTCTATCATTGCCACGATGAAGTGATTTATTGGAGGTTTGAATGAGTGGTAAACGATCTCGTAGTGGTATTGCTGCCCTTGTCGAAACGCCAGATTTTTCAGAACAAGTGGCACGAGATATTTCTAACATTAATAAAAGTATCAATGACCTTAACCAGAAATTTGCCAGATATGAGGACAACGTTAAGAAAAAACTAGCTTTAGTTGAACTGCTTGTTGCTGCTGGTTTTCTGATTGCCGTTGCTGGTGCTGCGATGGATCTTGTTCAATTTATTGGAGGGCTGTAAATGACTAGCGATAAGCTGAATGAAAAGCAGAAGAGATTCTGTGAAGAGTATGTAAAAGACAATAACGGCACGAGAGCCGCTATCAGAGCGGGTTACAGCCAGAAAACAGCCCGTGTTATTGCATCGCAGCATTTAACAAAACTTAACATTCAGGAATACATCAAAGAGCTTAAGGCAGAACTATTGGAGCAATGCCAGGTCGAAGCTCATGTTGTTCTTGGCATGCTGTTGCAAGAGGCAAGGGATTTCGACAACCCCGGCAGCACGCGCGTTCAAGCTCAAATTGCACTTGGCAAGCATATTGGCCTGTTCACTGACAAGATCGAGCATTCCGGAGATTCAGAATTCACCAAGGTTGAGCGCGTTCTTGTCTATCGCAATGAAGACGGTGACCTGGTTGAGACAGATCTTGAAACAGGAGAGGATAAAATCATTTCCTCGCATTAATTCATGTTCAATATTCTTTTTTCCAAGACTCACATATTCTCTCAGCTGATCTGCTCGGTATTGGGGGTGCTAATTGTCCTGAAAATAGGAATTGGGAATGATGCTCTTCTTGAATGGACGCTTTTGCCTACAGGTAATGGCGGGAAGAAATACTTAGATGTCTGGATTGTGGTTCTGATCAATCCGATCTTCATGGCGCTTATTGCCTATACGTTTGATCTTATAATCGGCCGTGATGATGGAACTGCCACTTATGAGCAGCAATCGAGTGTCATGTATCTTGCATTTTCCGTGGTTGCGATCGTCTGCATGGCTCTTCAGTTTACGATTTTTTTGAAAACATAAAGAATCTGGTTGAACAATGGCTAAAAAAGATAACACTTACCTGAAGCCGAAAAAGAAACGGCGTCCTGGCGTTCACAAGAAGCGTGTGAACAAGCGAAACAAGGTTAAAACCTTTTTTGGATAGAGGAGGGGGATATGAGTCTCGACACTATTTTCAACTCATACATGTCGATGATGAATTTTATCTGGTTCTAAATTAACGAGAGTTTTTCTTATTGATGAGAATACAATACGCCACAGTTCTGACTTTGCCTTTCCTGGCAGCTTGTGTCTCATCGCCAGTGACCGACATAAAGGGATATCAGGTTGCAGATAGCTGTCTTCAGTACACCCGGATTCTGACTAAAAGCCCTGGCTTGTATTCAACCAAAGATGAGAAGGGGTCGACAACAGGCATAACCATGGCCTTTAAGCCTCATACGATCCGAGAAGTTGTCATGCCGTTCAATTGCGAAAAAGAAAAGTCTCTTGCAGCTGCTATCTTGGAAGAGCCAGAAGCAATGATCAGTCATATGGCAAGCAATATGGTTTCGTATGAAAAGACACCGGCTCCAACCAGGTCGCCCAAAGAGCAACAGGCGGCAGCTATCAAAAACATAGACAATGTTCTCAAATCCATCATTGTTGAGCAGCCTGATGGGTGGAAATTTTCATTTGATACAAAGAAGTCCCTTTCACCAAATTGATGTAAATTTTAATTATTGAGAGAAATGAGATATGAGTTTCCCGATCGCACCTTTCCCCGAGCAACATTATTTATCCTATGGCGGGGGCGATGAAGGCAAAAAGCCCATCGTTATGGAGAATTTTGTTAGCAACACAAGCATTACAACGACCAATCAGAATACCTGTTATGTGACCGGTTATTATACGGATGGTGACGGAGAAAGCCGTAATGTTACGGGCTTTATCAAGGCCATTCTCGATGAATGTGACCTTCCGCAGCTAAGGTATGGGTTTGATTCCGAAGCTAGGATTGGCAATCCTGATCCAAGCATTATTCCGCGGCAGTCTTTTTCATATTCTATTGAGGATGAAGGAAGCACGCTAACAGCTGAGGTCATTCTGGGGTCATTTAGAATGGCGCCTGTTTATGAAAGAGGGTTTTTCCTTTTCTTCAATGTTCCTGGCGGTGAAATGACCATAGATGTAAGAGCCGGAGTTTTTGAAAATACGCCGTATATTTTGTTCTTTGATTCTAATGAGGAAGAGAAAATCAAGGAACTAGAGGCCAAAGGATATAGGTTTTAAGGTGCATATTTTCCATCTTGCGATTGAAGGCGGGGATCTTGAAACGACGCTGCCCTTCTACACCGAGCTTCTGGAGCGCGAGCTAGGCCCGTTTGAGCCTGGTTTATGGCAGGATATTGATTTCTGGGAGAATGAGCTAACGCTTCACCAGACTGTTCCCAGGCGCCACAAAGATCCTGACAGGAAGCGGCATGAAGTTGATATGGGGGCGGTATGCGTTCCCCATTTCGGCATTCATCTTTCGATGTCCCAATGGGCATATTTCAAAAACAAGATTGAAAAGGAATATGGATTTCTTGATGAGCCTATAATCCGCTTTGAAGGAACAGATCGGCAGCAGGCAACGTTCTTTATAGAAGATCCAAACTTCAATGTGATCGAAATCAAGTCAGTTCAGGGAACCTACTATTTTAAATGAGACGGCATTATAAGCCATATGAATCCAAGCCGTTGTCAAACACGGTTGCTGTCAAGCATTATGGGCATAAGCCTGTTATTGTTGTTTATGTAAATAATCCTTATGAGGATCCAGGCGAGACGCTTAGACAATCAGAGCAATACAAGTTTCTCTCAGAACAACATGGGGGCCCTTATCCATATTGGAAGCTGATTGAAGTGCCTGGTTTATATATTACGACTGAAAAAATCCGAAAATGAACAGGGTGGGAGATGGAGAATATCTCCTTCAAGATATCGTGTATTCACAGTTTGAAGATGATGAGCCGTCGCTCTTTTCGAAATCATTCCAGATCGGGTTTGGCGTGATGCTGGGCTTGTGGGTTGCCCTTTTGGCGACCGCGGGCACCACCATTCTGGCAATGGTGTTGATTGTAGGATTCGGCGGCGGGTTCGGCTTCGGTGAGTGAAGTGGAATTCGGGCCATCATTTCTGCCATCATTTCTGCCATCATTTCTGATGCCGCCAGTGATCGTCATTGGAATCACTGCTGTTATCTGGGTAGCTTTTATCGTGACGCTTTCATGTGTCGTGCTTGGAAAGCAATGGGGTGATAAATTTAATAAAAAAGATAATATTTAGCGATGTGGAAACTTATTGCGGTTATCTTGTTTTTTATTTTGTCAATTGTATTGATAATAACAGCATTTTCGATTGTGCTTATGTTCTTGCCATTTTGATAGGAGAGGGTCATGGCAACAAGATTCTTGATCGGTTTCGCTGCCCTGGTCGTTGTTGGCGCAGGGCTTTTCTTTTATCATCCAAATTTTCAGGATCATCAGTTTAGAACTAACATTCCGAAATTCGTTCAAAGCAGCATCGACGCCTATAAAGAAAGAGGCGTAGCGGCGTTTGATGATTTTAATACAGAAGAATGGGTGAGGGACGAGGGCGAGACTTATATGTTCGTTCTCAATGCAATGAATGGAAAGGCAGTTGCTCACGGCGCGGTTGTTTCGCGCGAGGGCGCTCGGGCTCGAACAATTCGAGCTTTGAGCAATTATGTAATCGCTGTGGCCAGAGAATATCCTGAGGGTACTTGGGTCACATATGATTATGAAAATCCCAGAACCGGGAAAAAAGAAATCAAACATAGCTTTATTAAAATGTATGATGACTATGTTTTCGGATCTGGTGAATACCGCCGGAACAGGCATGAATCAAACAATGTAAGAAAGTTTAATTAATGAGCCATCCTATTTATAATTTTAATATTGTGAAAACCACTCAGACCATTGAGAACAAGTTTGATCTTTCAGTCGTGCGCGAGCAGCTGATGAAGATCGAAACGGTTGTTGGCTTTGCAATCGTCTATCCCATTGGAGAGAGCGAAACTGAAATTGAGATTCTCCATCTCTCTCACGAGGAATGATAAACCCCACCAGTTAGGGATCTGATGGGGCTCTAAAAGGTTATTACATTTCAAATATGAAACCAAGGAAGCTTTCGGGCTTCCTTTTTTTATGCTCAAAAAAGGAGGAGCAAGTGAAAAACTTTCTAGCTAAAACGACGACAATCTGGGGAATGATCATTCTTGGATTGGTCATTTCTGTTGCAGCTTTTGTGCAATCCGCACGGGCCAACACAATTCATGTAACGGCAGATTACTTTGGAACTGAGCCGCCAGCGCCACCCCCGACATTCCCTTGTAATCTTGAATATCTTGAAGATGCTGTTTTGGTGTGGAATTCAACAGGTGGCGTGCCGACGTTCAATACCGGCACACTAAACGGTCACCCGGCAACATTGGTCATCGATGCAAAAGGAGTGAAAAAAATAGTAATCAAGCCACTTAACCACAGCAGTGATTTTTATAGCCTTTCTATTGTTGATATTGCTGATCGTCAGCCAGATTATCTAATTACCCAAGTTGGTCAGACAAGCACGATTAGCAGAAAAGATGGTGAGCGATTTGATCGCGAAAAGATGCAAATCGCCATAGAGCTTGTCGGCATAACATCAGATTTTGAACCTTTAGACCCTGATTTTCACTTTATTCAGGTCTATGAAGTCGCTTGTTACACAAAATAAAATCAATTGTCACAAAACAAAAAGGAGCTTACGGGCTCCTTTTTTTATGGGTGCAAAATGAGCAAAAAACTTCAAGTAAAAATTTCTCCTGTATTCCATCCACTTTGCAAGCCTGCCAGATATAAGGGGGCTTATGGGGGACGAGGATCAGGCAAGTCTCATTTCTTTGCTGAAATGCTTGTGGAGAAATGTTTTACCAACCCAGGAACAAGGGCTGTCTGTGTTCGTGAGAATCAGAAAAGCCTGAAAGAATCTGCCAAACGCTTGATCGAAGACAAGATCGAGGCATTGGGGCTCGGGGAATTCTTTACCATTCAGAATGAACAGATTCTAAGCCGCGGCGGAGGACTGATTGTCTTTGCCGGGATGAGGGATCACACAAAGGAATCAATCAAGTCACTTGAAGGTTTTGATGTGTGTTGGGTGGAAGAAGCCCAGACCCTATCGGCCGGAAGCTTGGAGATGTTGCGACCCACTATTCGAGCAGAAGGTTCTGAGATCTGGTTTTCCTGGAATCCCCGCCTACGGAATGATCCAGTAGACCTTTTTCTCAGAGCGTCTGAGCCTCCTCCGGATGCCATCGTAGTTAAAGCAAATTACAATGACAACACATGGTTCCCAGGTGTTCTTGAAAAGGAACGCTTGGAGACCAAACGCTCGGATCCAGAGAAATATGATCACATCTGGCTTGGTGAATATGAAAGCATCACCAAAGGCGCTTATTACGCATCTCAACTGATCGCAGCACGCGAAGAGGGGCGTATTGGGCATGTATCAAGAGATCCGCTCCTTCCTGTTCGCGCGTTCTGGGATATCGGAGGCGCCGGGGCGAGATCTGATGCAAGAGCCATTTGGATTGGCCAGTTCGTAGGCAAGGAAATCAGGGTTCTCGATTACCGGGAGAGCCAAGGCCAGGAGCTAGGTGAAGACATTCACTGGCTGCGTCAAAACAATTATGACAATGCCATGATGGTCCTGCCTCATGACGGGGCGACAAGCGATAAAGTCTATAATGTGTCGTTCCAGTCTGCATTGCATTCAGCCGGATTCCAGGTCCAGGTCGTGCCCAATCAGGGCAAGGGTGCTGCCATGAAACGCGTTGAGGCCGTCAGACGGATCTTCCCATCATGCTGGTTTAACAAGGAAAAAGTTGAATCCAGCGGCCTGATTGCGCTTGGCCATTATCATGAAAAACAGGATGAGATCAGAATGATCGGCTTGGGCCCCAATCATGATTGGTCGTCGCACTGTGCTGATGCATTCGGGCTGCTTGCTATTTCATATGAAAAGAATCTTGAAGAACAAAACCGTAAACCGGTTCAGGTCCAGATGATCCCATCCGCAATGCCGGTTATGTCGTGAAGAGGTGACCATGCCAAGAAAAAGCAAATCACAAAGGCTTTCCGAGATTCATCAGGAAGCCCTTCTTCAATTCCATAATATCCAGACAGCCGTAATCGAGGTTCGGCGTCAGGCTCGCGATGATCGCAGATTCTACTCAATTGCCGGTGCCCAATGGGAAGGCCAGCTGAGTGACTATTATGAAAACCGTCCGCGTTTGGAAGTGAACAAGGTTCACCTGGCGGTCATGCGGATCATCAATGAATACCGCAATAACCGGATTTCAGTGAATTTCATAAGCAGAGATGGGGATGAAAATGATGAACTGGTTGAAACCTGTGCGTCGCTCTATCGCGCCACTGAACAGGATAGCGTTGCCGATGAGGCTTATGACAATGCCTTTGAAGAGGCTGTCGGCGGCGGGTTCGGTGCTTTTAGGCTTCGTACAGAATATGAAGATGCGTATGATGAAGATAATGAATATCAATGCATCAAAATAGAACCGATCTTCGATGCCGATACCACTGTCTATTTTGATTTGAATGCCAAGCGGCAAGATAAGGCTGATGCAGAGAGGTGCTATGTTCTGACCGCCATGACACTCGAATCATACCGGGAAACATGGTCCGATGATCCTGCCACTTGGCCACAAGAAATAAGCACAAGCACATTTGATTGGTCAACGGCAGATATCGTCTATGTAGCTGAGATGTATGTGGTCGAAGAAGCCAATGAGACCATTCACATTTATCAGAATCTTGATGGCACAGAAGAAAAATACAAAGACAGCGATTTTGAAAATGATGAAGATCTGGAAGAAACGCTAAATGCCATTGGCTCCATCAAGGTCAGGCAACGCAAGATCAAAACCCGCAAGGTTCATAAATACATTATGTCTGGCGGCGGAATCTTGGAGGATTGCGGGTATATAGCAGGCACCGAAATACCTGTTGTTCCAGTTTACGGCAAAAGATGGGTTGTCGATAATGTTGAAAGATGTGCCGGCCAGGTCCGTTATGCAAAGGATGCACAGCGCCTGAAAAACATGCAGCTTTCAAAGCTTGCCGAGATTACGTCCCTCTCATCCTATGAAAAGCCTATCTTCACGCCCGAGCAGATTGCAGGACATGAATTCCAGTGGTCGGAAGCGAATCTGAAGAATTATCCCTTCCAGATCATCAACCCGATTGTTGATCCTGTTACGGGTCAAATGGTTGCATCTGGGCCGGTTGGTTATACAAAGCCGCCTGCCGTGCCACCGGCGCTTGCGGCTCTCATGCAAAGCTCTGAGATTGAAATCAAGGAGATTCTCGGAAGCCAGGAAGCTGGTGAAGAGATTCAGAACAACATGTCGGGAAGGGCAATCGAGCTTGTACAGAACAGGCTTGATATGCAGTCTTTTATTTATCTGTCTAACATGACAAAAGCCATCCAGCGATGCGGGGAGATCTGGCTTTCCATGGCGCGCGATGTGTTCGTTGAAAGCGGAAGAATGATGAAAGGAATTGGCGCTCAAGAAGAAGTGCGTTCCATTCAGCTGTCTCGCCCCATAATTAATCAGCAATCAGGGCAAATTGAATATGACAATGACCTCTCCAATGCCAAGTTTGATGTTGTGGCAGAAGCAGGCCCAAGCAGTACCAGTAAACGCGCTGCAACTGTTAGAACGCTAACTGAAATCATTCCAATTGTAACGGATCCCGAAACCCAACAAGTCCTGACTTTGATGGCTCTTCAAAACATGGAAGGCGAGGGCATCATGGAAGCAAGGGATTATGCCCGCAATAAGCTTGTTCGCATGGGTGTTGTTGATCCAACTGAATCTGAACAGCAAGAACTCGCAGCTGAAGCACAGGCACAAGCCCAGCAGCCCGATCCGCAAGCACAATATCTGGAAGCTGCATCAGCTGAACATATCGCACGCGCTCAGAAAGCCGAAGCAGATACCGTGCTTTCGATGGCCAGAGCTAAAGAAGCGCAAGCAAAAGCAGCAGAAACACTTGCCAGCATTGATCTAAATGAGCGAAAACAGGTAGTCCAAACAGCAAAGGACATCAATGAAATCGTTCAAAATAGAGAAGGCAAAATATAATGACCCAAAACGCTAAAATGGAGCCGAATGGCGACGCTTTCCTTTACGCTTTCGGAGTCGAGACATCGCTATTTTCTATGTATAATGATACTATTACGAGTGACACATACCCGAATCTGGATTTCTTTTCATATCAGCCATACATGGTTGAAACATGCCTTGCATATTATCGTCTGGGAATGGACGTTGATTTTATCAAAGACAATAAAGATGCGGCCGATGGTTATCAAAAATGCAAAGACGCTCTTTTAAAGGCCAATAATACGTCACTTGTGAAAATGGCTGATGTCTGGAGTGACACTCTGACAGCATTGATGGAGCGTTACGCTACAAGCAAGAACCCCATGTATATTCTGCTTGCCGGCAATAACATTGCAGGGTTAGGACTTTGTTATTTCAATGCGCTGAACGCTCTGGTTGATTCTTTGTACATAAAAGGATTCACGCAAGCTCTCCCAAAAGGAACCTATATGGACATTGACGACATCAATCTCATTACCAGCCAGCTTTACAACATGACTATGGGCTGGAAGGACAATTATGATGCACTTGATGATGATGCAAAAAGAATCTTGAAAGAGATTTATGAAGAAAGAAATGTCGACGGCGTTTTCCCGTGGGAATCAAGCAAAGAAGAGGCTGCTCTATCCTGGAGTACAACAAAGATCGCTTAATCGGTTTTGATAAATAATGCAGTAATTTTGGGAGATATACTTCCCTTTCTCCTGCTCGCCCTGGTGGGGGTAGCGGCAGGATTTATTGACGCTGTGTCAGGGGGCGGGGGGTTAATTGCACTTCCCGCCCTGATGACAACCGGATTGCCTCCAAATATTGTTATCGGCACTTTAAAGCTTCAATCTTTATTCGGCACAGTAACGGCAACATATGGCTATTTCGGCCGTGATAGTCTGAAGCAACTTCGTGAAAATAAATGGGCTTTCGGGTTTACTGCCATTGGAGCAGTGGCCGGAACGTACATGCTCAATTTACTATCACCAGACATTCTGTTGATTACGGTGCCATTTCTTCTTATTGGCGTATGCATTTTCGTTCTGGTTGTTGACCCCTTGGCCAAAGCAGAAAAGGCAAAAGACATTCCCATCCCGCCCAAAAAACAAGCACTCTTTGGAGGCTTGTGGGGAGGGTATGACGGGTTTTTCGGTCCTGGCACAGGTATGTTCTGGACGATCAGCCTTATTCGCTTTGCAAAGCAGCCGCTTATTAAGTCCGTTGGGCTTACCAAGCTGATGGATATCTGCAGAGC